CTCAGGGTATCTCCCAAAGACCCTATCTTCGTTGACTACGAGGGTGCAATGGGTGAACTGGCTTTCTCCAAACAGCTAGGCGTTTACCCAAAAGAAATCTTCGAGATCTATCACCGCTCCTCCCTCAATGGTGAAGATCCGGGCGACCTCACATTCAATGGCCTAGTCATTGATGTAAAGACAACCATCCACAAAACAGGAAGACTAATATCTTTCAGGAAAAATCCTGCTATCAATATGTTCGTGTTGCTGACTGGACAGGATGGGGAGTATGACGTTGCTGGTGGTATGTGGTCGTCTGACCTTTACCTTCCATCAAGATACGGTATCCATAGCGGCCTATCAAAAGAGTGTTATTGCGCTACGCAAGATGAGCTGCTTGACTCAAGACAGCTAATGGAATCAATCAGCTTTTAATGCAAGTATGATTGCGGCTCTTCGCCGGACATGATGGCAAACAATTCTTCTGATAGTTCCTCTGCCTCTTCCATATCAACAAGCCCAGAGAACTCCAGCACCAACACAGGGAAACCATCATCTCCCTCTACTATAGTCATCTTGAAATCATACTGGTTCATTTAACTAGACCTTGTTGGTAACTGCGACCATTGAACGTTAGGGCTTGTTTGCGGTTCTGTCCATCACTCTTATACGATACATGAACCCAGCCGCTATTGGGTTTGCCAGACTCGTAGAACTCTAAGATAAGTTGATCGTAATCTAGGTTGGCGTGAATCCAAGAAGCGACCTTGTGGTTATCGACACCAATGATTTCAAAGTCAACAGCCTCCCCCTTACAATGCTGACTGGTTGGCTTGCTGCCAATCTCCTCGCACAGAAATTCACTGCGGTAGCCGCTTGAGATAATCACAGGGGCATTGAACTGGCTGCGCGTAGGCTCAAGGACTGCTTCACACAACGCCCGAAGGGAGGAGGTGTGTTCCTCTGTTGGGGTGTTGTCGAGGCCTAGCCGGGTCGCGGTTTGGCTCTTGGTCATCTCCTGCAAAGTAAAGTTAGGTGTGATCCGCCCTTTGGTGGGGGCAGCTTTACCCGCAGGAGTTACTACTTTTTTCCGCGCATACTCATCAGCTTGTCTGCACCCTTCACCCCAAACGAACTCGTTACCGCGATGAACAACAGGTATTGATACCACTGCGGGAGTGTATCCAGAACCGCGAACCCCTCCCGCACGTGCTGGGTCAGCGATGGAATAAAAACTAGGATTGCAGGCAGCATCAAAACAACAAGAGCAAACTCATCTTTCCAAGAGCCTTTGGTTGCGTCAGCCATATTGGCTTCCCAATCAATCTTGCCTGTTGCAATCTTCTTTTGAACAGCAGCGTCAGCCTTTGCTTTCTCGACCTTGACCTCTGCTTTGGCTTTGGTTTCTTGAACCTTGCCATCCACCCAGTTCCCGGCAATGCCAGCAACCGCACTAAAGATATTCATCATCTTCGTTTCCTAACCTTATCCAATGCCTTGCGTATCTGCGTAGCTTCGGGTTCGTCAAAATCTGTAGCACGAACAGTTGTCCGCTTTTTCTCTACAGCCGTAATACACTTTATCACGCACCTTCTTATTGGCAAGGCCACGAAACAAACCAAGTCTGCATCTTCGCTGTTAATGATGCGCTTTGATTTACTTCCCTTGCTGGTCATAAACTTATAGCGCAGCCCACCAGACTGGCTAACGCTGGCAGCTTTTACTTCAACGCGGTAGCTTTCATTGTTGTCATCAAAGATTAGTAAGTCAAAGCCTTCATGGTTTACTCGACAGCACTTTAGACCAGTCTCCTCAAAGACAGCTTCGGCTATCAACTCCCCCACGCGACCCAGTTGATGTGCATTACGCACAGTCTGATAGCCCACTTACTTATCCTTTTCCTCTAGCCTGTCTAGTTTATCAAGCCTACGCTGCGTTGACTGGTTAAAGAAAGTAAAAAGTTGAGTGATTTTGGATTCGCTATCTTTCAAGCGTTCATCCATTCTATCGGTTTTGTTTTCGAGAGAAGATATAGCCCGGCTAAACCACCAGAGCATAGCCATTGCTGCGGTGAGGATAGGCCAGTAAGCAAGAAGTGTCTCGCCAAAGTTCACGGCTAGTCACCCTTGAAAAGCTTCTGAACCGTCTCGGTTTCCCAGATACGAATAACCCACCAGACCAGTGCAAACAGGGCGGCGACTTCGGGCAGGGCATCAAAGAACGCGCCGAGCGTTACGCCGCCGCTTGCAAGGTCAACGGTGGATTTCATTTCGTCTGTCATTTCTCTTTACGCAAGTTGAGGGCAAGCTTCTGCACAAAGTCGTCCAGCTTTGCCAGCCACTCATTGTCCCGGAGGGAGGGGGTTACGTTAGCAATAGCCGAGGCTGCTGCAATCAATGCGGTAATCCAAGTAATCAGAGTTTCCATTATTCCGTCTCCTCTGTTTCTAATGAGGTTTCAAGCAGATTCATAAATGCTTGGCGACCAACATTAAGCTGGTCAAGGTTAAACTGAGTAGAACCAATCTTGCGATCGAGGTCAGTAATATGATTAATCATAACCTTCTGCTCATCTGTAAGTTGCTCTTCAGTGTATTCTTTGTCGTTAATCGTAATGACGTTTGTTTGTTTCTCGGTCATTAGTCTCTCCTAAGTTTGCATTACCACGGAACTCCGTCAGTAGTAACAGGGGTTTTCTGCCCGGCAATATCAGCAGCCAGAGCAGCTTCGGTTTCGGCTTGGTCAACTTCTTCATATACCCAGCCAAGCACATTAGCTTCGGTCAGGGCATCAAAAGCGATAAAGCCATCAGCACTTGCGTCGGGCGTAAAGCTGACAGTGCCATAAGAGGAAGCAGAATAGGTTACGGCATCATCGCCTTCCCCAACTGTTTCCGTTTCAGTGACGCGCCAATGCGCCACAGTAACGCCGCCATCGGCAGTGTTACGTTCTAAGTTTTCAATAGTCCAAGTTGCCATAATTAGCTCCATTAAATAGCGGCAATAATAAATGCCAGTAGTTCGTTGTAACGAACACCCATACGAGAGCGTTCCTCACCAGTTTCCTCATCAGTCCAAGTAGAGTTGATGAACATTGCATAGCGGCCAGCGTCTAAACCTTCAGCCTCAAATGCCGCCTGCAAATCTTGTGCAATAATACCAAAGTGAATCCGTGCGTCATCACCTTTTTCTTCAACTCTGCTTTTCCAACGAAACTTACGCAGCAAGCCCTTAACAGCTACAGCAACACGCTGCTCTGCTTCCGTAAGCTCTTCTATGTCCTGCTTCTCGTCACCGTCTGATGTGTTGATTGTGCCGTTAGTAGCAAATACATCATCAAAACGACTAGTGCTAGTTCCTAAATCAAACACGTCGTCCTGCCCAACACCAGAACCATTACAAGGAACAATTTGTGAGTTAGCAAAAGCTAAACCAGTATCAGTGACACCGCCGCCAGTTCCGTAAATAAATGTGGTATTGAATGCTGTGCCAATACCCCCTGCGGTAGTGCTATTATTTTGCAATCTAATATTTACGCCACTTGAACCAATCCTGTTTGCAAACACAGGAATGGATAAAGAGTTGCCGCGAACCTGACCGTTAGCACGAAGCTGCGAACCAGTTGTGCCTGCGCTGGTTGTCCCCACCAGCAGATTTCCTGATGAATCCAGTCTTGCGCGTTCCGACGGAGCTGTGTTTACAGCAGACGATGTGCCGAAAGCTATGATGCCATTCTGGGCAGAGTTTTCAATATAAGTAGAATAGTATGATGCACTGTCTACAGAGCTGGTGTTAAGGTTATAGTTTGCAGTCCAGTATTGCTTACCGCCGCTTGTGCCGTTCATGCCAATGCGACCCTTGTAAGGCCAACCAGAAGCAGCCATCACGATGCCATTGCCTGTGCCTGTTGGGCCATCGGTGTTTATCGTAACAGCATTAGCAGTGCCGCTGAGGTGGAGGTCTTTGAAGCGGCTAGTAGATATACCCAAATCAATGGCATCATTGTTAGCACTACCGTCTGAGTTTCTAGGTTGAATCGCAGGGCCACTATCCCAAAACCTTAAACCAGCAGTGCCAGTGCCTACTACAATATCACCAGCAACAGTCCCAATCGACCCGACAGTTGCGCCGTCTTTGCGGAAGTTTGCGATAGTGCCATCAGATGTTTTTCGGTTAAGCTCTAAAGCAGAACCACCGTCACGGCTTGCTTCAATAGTACCAACAACACCGCGCAAGGAAATTGCACCCGATGTGTTAGAAAACGCTGGATTAGAGATAGTGCCACCTGCCATCAAATTTCCTGATGAATCCAGTCTTGCGCGTTCTGTGCCATCAACCTTGAAATTAATTGATGAACCCGACCCAACATTCCCATCATCTGCTTCTATTGATAGGCTATTGCCATCCCCTAAAATTTCGTGGTGCAAACCTGAAACGGATGTGTCTGTTAATCTAACAGCAGGAACATTGCCTTCAATATCTAATAGTCTATCAGGCGAACTCGTGCCGATGCCTACGTTGCCATCACCTTCTTTTATAGTAAGAAGTTTGTTTTCGCTTCTATCGACAATACTTAGGCGAACATTATTGTTGTCATATTCAACGCCCATTCTTTTGTCGCCGCTAGTGTTCTGGAAATCTATGAATTTATTATCTCCAGTTACTCCTGCCTCAAACACCAAGCCTGTAACAGTGTCAGACGCTCCATCAATGTGAAGTTTACCATCAGGCGAACTCGTGCCGATGCCTACCAGACCTGCGCTGGTGATGCGGACGCGTTCTGTGTTGCCAGTTTGAAATACGTATGCGCTAGAAGTGGATGGCCCTGTAATAATATTTGAGCCGCTTACTTGTATCCTGTAGTTAGCATCAACTGTATCGCTTACCTCAAACTTAATGCCATCACCAGTTTTATGAATTGTCATAGGGTAACTAGGCGAATCCGTGCCGATGCCTACGTTGCCATTTCCTCGGATTATCATTCGAGTATTAGTGTTGTATCCAGAGTTATACAAGCTGCCAAAACGCATACTAACTTGTGAGCCATCAAACTCTGTATAAATTGCTCCAGTTACATTTGCGTTGTCTCTAAACGAAAGCTGAGTGGTTGCTGACCTATCAGAGGCATAAGTCCCCTCTAAAGAAAGTAAGTCGGTAGTTCCCTTTACATGCAAATTGCTATCAGGCGAAGTCGTCCCGATGCCTAACCGACCATCACTGGTTAGCCTTGCGCGTTCTGTTTCAGATGAACTTCGGAAAATAAGTGTATCTGCATTAATATAAAAGTCTTGCGCGGCATCTAACTGTAGGGATTGACCGTTTGTGCCAGTGCTTCTAAGTTTATGAGTATTTCCAGTTCCTCTTGTATCTTGAAGTGTAAGGGCTAGACTTGAACCACTTGCGTGAATTAGTGAGCTAGGCGAACTCGTGCCGATGCCCACCTTCCCGTCACTTTTTATCCGAACACGCTCTGTGCTGGCGGTTGAGAATGTTAGGT